GAATACTCAGATTATTGGGTTACAAAAATGGGAGACGCAAACTATTCTTTAGATGAGTCTGCAGGATATGATGACGAGACGGTAGATTAGAAAAAAAGTAGTATCAGTAAATAAAATACAAATGATTAAAACCCTATTAATTGACGGGAATAATTTATTAAAAATTGGGTTTCACGGAGTTAAAGGTTATTTTAATGGTGTTGAACATGTGGGTGGTATTTGGCATTTCTTAAATACCACTCGCAGATTCATCGAAGAAGGTAATTTTGATAAAGTGATTGTTGCTTGGGACGGAGTAACAAGCACCTCACAAAGGAGGTTATTCTACCCCAACTATAAATTAAATAGAAAGGCACCAACGGATGAGAACTTAGAGTTGTCATTTAACAAACAAAAACTAAGAGTAAAACAATACTTAGAGGAAATGTTTGTTAGACAGATTGAGTTTGAAAATTCAGAAGCGGATGATTTAATTGCTTACTATTGTCAAATATCTAAAGGAGAACAAAAGACTATCTTTAGTGGTGATAGAGACCTAACACAACTTATCTCGGAAGATGTGACCATATACTCACCTAATACCAAAAAGTATTATAAGAATGGAGATAACATCAAACTACACGAAATTGAGATACCTCACTATAATGTAAAAACATTTAAGATAGTTTCTGGTGATAAATCAGATAATATTGATGGTATATATTACTTAGGTGAAAAAACTTTTGTGAAGTTATTTCCTGAGATACTTGAAAGAGAGGTTTCTTTTACCGATATTTTAACAAGAGGTGAAGAACTTCTAAAAGAACAAAAAGAAAATACAGTCCTAAAAAATTTACTGACGGGTAAAACAAAGGGTGGTATATTTGGTGACGAGTTTTTTAAGGTCAATAAAATGATCGTGGATTTATCGGAACCGTTGATTAGTAAAGAAGGAAAAGAATTGGTTGAACTATATTACTCTGAGTCGTTGGATCCTGACGGAAGAGGGTATAAGAATCTAATTCGGATGATGATGGATGATGGATTATTTAAATACCTACCGAAAGGTGACGATCAGTGGGTATATTTTTTAAAACCATTTTTAAAGTTAACAAGAAAAGAAAAAACAAAATTCAAAACAAAAAAGTAAAATTATGAAAGAGCAGAATGATGTAACAAAGGTTGAATTCCTAATGACACTTAATAATAATTTTGTGGTACAAAGGTTTTTTAATGTGAAAGGTTTTAACGAAAGGGCTAAAAATAGCGTTGAGTTAACCGATTATATTAAAGATTTATCTGACTACTTAAAAACAAAATTAAGAAACAAGTGTGTGGTCTATATGTTGGAAAACAGATACCAAATTGAGGAAGACCCAAGCATTTTAGAAACATCAAACACAGACGGACCCGAAACATTTAACATTATTTTAAAGGTAGGTAATGAGACAATTTGTCATAGAATCATTGACGCGAAATTATACCCACCAAAGGTAAGATACACCCTGGATATACGTCCAGACATAAAAAACATTTTAAGAGAATTGACTGACATTTTATCAGACAAAAATTTATCTTTTGAGATGATGAATTATTCGTTGGCGTAATAGTATTTATTAAAACACAGAACAAAAATCTATAAAATATGTCAGACAAAAAGAACTTCGGATACTTAGGAAATACTTTTCAAATACAACTTTTAAATAATATAGTAACATACAAAGATTTCGCTAATTCCATAATTGAAGTTATTGACCCACACTATTTTGATAACCAATATTTTAGAATCATTTGTCAAATGATTAGAGAGTATTATACAAAATATGAACACACTCCGACATTTGATACTCTTGAACAACTAACAAAATCAGAAATTAGTTCACCTATGGCTCAAAAGAGCATTTTAGATACAATAGAACAGGTTAAGAACGTTGCTGACGAAGGATCTGTATTTGTTCAAGAAAAGTCCTTAAAATTCTGTAAACAACAAGAGCTCCAAAAAGTAATGGTAAAAACTCAGTCAATCATTGATAAAGGTGATTTTGAGAGTTACGATAAGTTAGAGGAAATGGTGAGAGGTGCACTACAAGTTGGTGAAGTAGATAAAGGAACTGCAGATGTGTTTTTTAACCTTGATGAGGTATTAAATGATGATTACAGACACCCAATTCCTATTGGGGTCCCCGGTATAGATAATTTATTAAAAGGAGGATTAGCCAAAGGAGAAATTGGTGTTATTTTAGCCCCTACCGGAGTTGGTAAATCAACTTTCACAACCAAAATTGCAAACCACGCATTCAACTTAGGGTATAACGTCCTTCAGATATTTTTTGAAGACAACCCTAAAATCATTCAAAGAAAACACATAACACTTTGGACTGGAATACACCCTGACGATTTAACTGAAAGAAGAGTAGAGGTAATGGAAAAAGTTAAACAAATTCAATCAACAAGAAAAAATAAGTTGATTATGAAAAAGTTGTCTTCCGATACCGTAACTATGAATCAGATTAAAAATCAAGTTAGAAAAATGATTGCTGAAGGGACAAAAATTGATATGGTAATTTTAGATTATATTGATTGTGTCGTACCAGACAAAAATTTGGGTGACGAATGGAAAAGTGAAGGTTCAGTTATGAGAGGATTTGAGGCGATGTGTCACGAATTAGATATAGCTGGATGGACGGCAACACAAGGGAATAGAAGCTCAATATCATCAGAGGTTGTAACAACAGATCAAATGGGTGGATCAATTAAAAAAGCACAAGTTGGTCACGTAATTATTACGGTGGCTAAGAGTCTACAACAAAAAGAGATGAATTTAGCAACTATCGCAATCACCAAATCAAGAATTGGTAAAGATGGTGTTATCTTTGAAAACTGTAAATTTGATAACGGTATGTTAGAAATCGACACTGAACAAAGTGTTACGTTTCTTGGACACGAGGAACAAAAAGAAGAAAGAAACCGTAGTCGAATCAAAGAACTTTTAGAAAAGAAAAAACAAAAAGAACAACAAGAATCTTAAAATAAATTATTAAATTAAATTAAAATGGATATTTCGCAAAAAATATTAAGTGACATTACTGTCTTTATGAAATACGCTAAGTTTCAACCCGAAAAGAACCGGAGAGAGACTTGGGAAGAGTTGGTGACTCGTAACAAAGAGATGCACCAACGTAAGTACCCCCACATTAAAGATGAGATTGAGGAGGTATATAAAATGGTATACGACAAGAAAGTATTACCATCAATGAGATCATTACAATTCGGCGGTAAACCAATTGAGATTTCACCAAACAGAGTCTACAATTGTGCATATATGCCGATTGATCATGTTGACTCATTCTCTGAAACAATGTTTTTACTTTTAGGTGGAACGGGAGTTGGTTACTCAGTTCAAAAACATCACGTTGAAAAACTACCAGATATTAAAAAACCAAACCCAGAAAGAACAAGAAGATACTTAATTGGTGACTCTATCGAAGGATGGGCAGATGCAATTAAAGTATTAATGGAATCTTATTTAGGTTACAAATCATCAACACCTATATTTGATTTTTCAGACATCAGACAAAAAGGGGCGATGCTTGTAACATCAGGAGGAAAGGCACCAGGACCTCAACCATTAAAAGATTGTATTCACCACATAACAAAAGTGTTGGATAACAAAAAAGATGGTGAAAAATTAACACCGATCGAAACTCACGATATTGTATGTCATATTGCAGATGCAGTACTTGCAGGTGGTATTAGAAGAGCAGCACTTATCTCATTATTCTCGGCTGATGATGAAGAAATGATTTCTTGTAAATCAGGTAGTTGGTGGGAACAAAACGCACAAAGAGGTAGAGCAAATAACTCGGCAGTACTTCTTCGTCACAAAATCACAAAAGAATTTTTTATGGATTTGTGGAAACGTATTGAGTTATCAGGAGCAGGAGAACCAGGAATCTACTTATCTAACGATAAAGATTGGGGAACTAATCCATGTTGTGAAATCGCACTACGACCTTTTCAATTCTGTAACTTATGTGAAGTAAATGCGTCTGATATTGAATCACAAGAGGACTTCGATAAAAGAGTTAGAGCGGCGGCGTTCATTGGAACATTACAAGCCGGATACACTGACTTTCATTACCTAAGAGATATTTGGAAAAGAACGACTGAAAAAGACGCACTTATTGGTGTTGGGATGACAGGTATTGGTTCAGGGGTTGTTTTAGGGTATGATATGAAAAAAGCCGCTAAGGCGGTTAAAGAAGAAAACGAAAGAGTTGCAACACTTATTGGGATTAATAAATCAGCAAGAACGACAACTGTTAAGCCATCAGGTACCTCATCATTGGTATTGGGGACATCATCAGGTATTCACGCTTGGCATAATGACTTCTATTTAAGAAGAATCCGTGTAGGTAAAAACGAATCAATCTATTCTTATTTAGCGATTAATCACCCTGAGTTGATTGAAGATGAGTTTTTCCGTCCTCACGATACTGCAGTTATTGGTATACCACAAAAAGCACCCGAAGGAGCAATTATAAGACACGAGTCTGTATTCCAAATGTTAGAAAGAGTTAAAAAAGTATCTCAAGAATGGATTAAACCTGGACATAGAAACGGACAAAATTCTCACAACGTATCTGCAACCGTTTCAATTAAAGAAGATGAGTGGGACTTGGTAGGTGAATGGATGTGGAATAACAGAGATTTTTATAATGGACTTTCTGTATTACCATACAACGGAGGTTCGTATACCCAGGCCCCGTTTTCCGATTGTACAAAAGAAGAATACGAAAACTTAGTAAAAACATTAACTAATATTGATCTTACTAAAGTAATTGAGTTACAAGATAACACCGACCTACGAGGAGAATTGGCTTGTGCGAACGGATCTTGCGAGATAATTTAACATTAGAAAAGTAAGGAATTTATTAAAAGTTCCTTACTTTTTTTATTTCACAATATATTTATATATAATAACAAATACTTGTGAAATATGAAAAAAATTGAAATGATTGGTAAAGTTTTTGGAAAACTTAAAGTAGTTGAAGAACTAAAAAAGAATAAAAATGGACACATAAGATATGGATGTGAATGTGAATGTGGTAATATAACAGAAGTTTTTGGGACTCACCTACGTAGCGGTAGTATAATTTCTTGTGGTTGTAAAAATAGAATAAATAAAGAGGGAGGTATTAATGGTGATTTATGGTATAACATAACTAATTATAAAACATCTAAAAGAGCAAACAGAAGAAATTTAGATTTTAATTTAACCAAAGAATATATTTATGACTTATTTAAAAAACAAAGTGGTAAATGTAATTTATCTGGAATTAATATCAAATTACCTATTAGTTGGAATGATAAATCATATACTGCATCATTAGATAGAATAGATAGTAAAAATGGTTATGTTATTGGAAATGTACAATGGGTTCATAAACACATAAATGTAATGAAAAATATTTTCAATCAAGATATGTTTATTTTTCTATGTAATCAAGTAACAAAAAATAACAAATTAGTTGATTTTGATATTAAAAAAATTGATGAATTTAAATGGGGTTTAAATACAAAATATTATGAAAGCACAATGGGGAAATAATATAACGCTAACATACCAAGTATTGTTGGCGTTTTATAACCAAAGAAAAGATAACTAATATGAATGTAGGGGCATCAAACGATTGGGTACAACAATTATATGTTAGAGAATTCGGACCAAAACTACAACCAAACGAGTTCTATTACGATAAAGAAGGTAGAATGGTTATGACTGAAGAATATCATACACGTAGAGGTAGTTGTTGTGGTAACGGATGTTTAAAATGTCCGTACGAACCCATACACGAAAAAGGAAATAAAGTTTTACAAGAATCCCGACATTAAGTTGGGATTTTTTTTTACAGTATATTTATATATAAAATATTATAATGAGAAAAATTATTAAACTCACAGAGGAT